TACTAATCAATGGGAATTCTAAAACTTTTCCTTTTAACATCTACGAGACGAGTAAGATACTCATGTTGTGTCTCTAAGCATTTGTATAAGATAAGTATATCAACAGGTACAGAAAATGTCAAAAATTATTTACACTAAAAGAAAAAACCGAATTTTACAATTGCCATCTACTTTATCCTTTAAAAATAAAAATTTAGTTGATTTTAATTCGTATCTTTCTATTTTCGACTGGTCTTATAGCGGGGATAAATTAGTAATTGACGGTAGTAAATGCGTTAATGCAAATTATCAGGCTTTATCCCTTTTGATATTGTACATATGGTTCTTAAAATCAAAAGGTTGCTATGTCCGACTTTATTGTAATAAGAGATCTACATTTGGCCAAATGTGGTATCGACTCGGAGGGGCAGGCTGCTACAATGTTTTCGAAGATAGCAATGAGAATTTTAGGTTTATCTATGATAAACCAATGTTTGCGATTCGGAATCAGTCTATAGATATCCCCTCTGCGCTAGATAAGATTCTAGACTATACCACAAAAATAGATATGGATTTAATCTCTGGACACGAAGGAACTTTAAGATATATTGTATCAGAATTGCTCTATAATACCTTAGAGCATGGGTATAACCCCCATATTCCTTCTTTACTGCAGTTTAATTGGTATAAAAACAAAGGCCAACTATCATTCATAATTGCCGATTTAGGTATTGGTATAAAAAAGCATCTAGAAAAGACATACCCTATATTCACCTCTGACATGACCGCATTAGAATGCGCTATTAAACCCGAAATCTCAGGAACATTCGGCGCACCTAAACTACCTTACGAAGGCCAAAATAATGCAGGAATGGGGCTATATTTATCTTCTAACATTGGAAAAACCTTAGAAGCAGATATGTATATTGTTTCGGGGCAAGGTTTGTTACACATATCACCGACAGATATAACTTCAAATACACTTCGGCAACCTTGGCCAGGTACGTTTGTTTATATGACGATCGGATTTGATAAATTTAAAACATTTGATATCAATGATGAACTCGAAAGATTGCGGCAAAAGGCAAAAGCTGAAGTTGATGCTCGCAAAAATATAGATGCTTCAAAAGAAATTGTTATTGATATGTATAACTATTTTGGAAAGCATTGTGAGGTAAAATACGAGGCCATAAAACAAAGAGATAAACGTATCCTACCTGCTTTATCCGAAGGTAAAACAGTTGTATTGGACTTCACTGAAGCTGAGACTGCTACGCATAGCTTTTTAGTAGCTTTATTAGCTACCCCAATTTGTAATACAGGGATTAAAGCTTATAAGCTAATTAAAATAAAAGGCGCCAAGCCTCCAATTCGAGCGACTATAGACTTTATTTTTGATAGCTATACACCTGAAGATTAAAAAATAAGCCCCCACCGCAGTGAGGGCTATTAAAAACTTCATACCTTAGAGGTACTCTATTTTTACTCCACAATCATTATACCATACTTCTAAGGCTAATCACTATACCAAGGAGGTTAAATTATGGCCATGAAACGTGCCAATGGATCAGGCACCGTATATAAGATGAAGCATAAAGTGCTACGCAAGCCGTACAGGGCAGTTGTAACCTATGGATACGATGCAAACGGTAAGGCTATTCGTAAATCGATAGGCACATTTGCCACACAAAAGGAAGCCTATACTGCGCTAGCGCTCTACTCTACTAATCCGCCACAAGAGGAGCAACGCAAAATTACGTTTGGCCAATGTTTTGAATGGCGGATTGAGGAAGCAGAACGCCAAGGTCTGTCAGCTGGGCGAATGAAGATTATCCATACTATACAAAAGATGGTCAGCCATCTTAATAATATCGAAATGAAGAATATGCGTGCGGCACATTTCCAACCCATATTCGATAATTCGACTCACACAAAGTCTTATCAAAAGCTAATTAAGGCTATTATAGTGTCGGTAGGTACGCTTGCTGTTAAGCAAGAAATCATTCCTAGGAACTACTTCTCTGACATCATCATTAATAAAAACGCTACACCAATCAAGAAGGCTAATATTTTTATGAATTTTGACCTCTATACCATGTGGCAACACTCTGACGATATAATTATCAAGCTAACTTTAATCTACGCCTATACGGGCCTCAGATTGAACGAATTACAGACTATAAAGCTCGATAATATCCATTTGAAGGAGCGCTATATGATAGGCGGATCTAAAACGGAAGCTGGCAAGGATAGGTGTATTCCTATTGCAGAATGTATATATCCTTTCATTAAAGAATTGTATCAGCAAGCAAAATTTAAGCGCGTAGCGTGCCTGTTAGATAAGGTCATACATAAAGACACCTATAGAAGAGAAATGCAGCGTATGTGTCAAAATCTTAATTTAGGAGAACATAAACCACATGATACACGTCATACCTTTATCTCCTTAGCTAGTAATATTGGGATTGATGAAATTATAATTAAACGGATCGTTGGCCATTCTAGTAAGGATAATATCACCCAGGAAGTTTACACTCACAAAACCCTACAACAATATATTGATGCGGTTAACCGATTGCCTTATGGCGAAGCACTCATAAAAGGTGAGCAACGGTTGAGCAACGCAGACAAAATGTAGCGATTTTAGCCAATTTTGAAAAATAAAAAAGCCAGTAAACACTTATGTTTACTGGCTTTCTACGTTTGCGTTCTTATTCAGCGGAAATTACAGAAACTGGGCAAACGGATTCGCAAGAACCGCAATCGATGC